TACAGAAGAGTACATGACAGATGATATTGAAGGCGCAAAGAATAACGAAGATTTAGTAACTGTCAACACTGCATTTTATCGTAATGATGAAGGCGGCGTTGGCATTTTTGTTTGGTGCGATTATGTAAAGCTCCTTGACCTTGACGAATATGAGGCTAGATACCTTGATAAGTGCGCTAAATGCGGCGCAACTATGGTAAATGGTGTTTGCCCTGAGTGTGGTTCTAAGAAGTCTAAAAAGGCCAAGGATGAATACGAGGACATAGTAGATGCAATCGAAGTAAAGGTATCTACTGGCGGTTCAAGGATGGTAGGCGGTCCGGAAGAAGTACCCATGTTAGATGAAATGGGAAATCAGGTTTTGGATGAGTCTGGACAGCCTCAAATGACGATTAAACGTACCAAAAAGAAGATTCCTTATTATAGACCTAATATTTATCCAATCGTGCTAAGAAAGAACATTACAGCCCAAAATAAGCTGCTTGGTGGTAGTGATGTAGATGTAATCATAGACCAGCAAGACACGATCAAGAAACTTGGCACAAAGATAAATGAGAAGTTGTTAAAAGGTGGTTCTTATGTAACCCTTCCAAAAGATGTTGACCCTGAGAAGGATGGAGAGGACCTTAACATCTTAAGACTGGAAAATCCAGCACAGAAACAGCTTATAGATACCATCAACTTACAGCCCAATGTGCAGAACGACCAGAATTACCTAGAGATTAACTACTCATGGGCTAAGTCTTCACTTGGTATTACTGATTCTTACCAGGGTAAATATGACGCTTCCGCTACTTCTGGAACAGCTAAACAGTATGCTATTAACCAGGCTGCCGGACGTTTGGATTCAAAGAGAACCCTTAAGAATGAGGCATACGCACAGCTCTACGAAATCATGTTTAAGTTCTGGCTTGCCTTTTCTGATAGCCCATCTGAGATAACTTCTACTAATTCAGATGGTAGCGCAATGCACGATCAGTTAGATAGAAAAGAGTTCTTAAGGCTTGACGCTGCCGGTGAATTTTACTGGGATGATGAGTTTATCTTTGAGACAGACCCTACATCAACACTGATGCAGAATAGAGAAGCAATGTGGAACCAGACAGATATGAAATTACAGTCCGGTGCTTTTGGACCTGTTGGAGATTTAGAGACAGCAAGAGCTTATTGGACAATTATGAAAGCAAATGGATATCCAAATGCTTCTGTAATTCTTAACTTGGTAGAAGAGAGAATAGAGCAGCAACAGCAGATGGCAGCACAGATGCAGCCTCAGTTGCCGGAAATGGAGGCGCCGAATGAAATGCCCGTTATGTAATACAGAAATGAGGATCAAGGCAACCGACTATGTAATGAATGACGGAAAGTTATTCACAAGGCAGATATTTACTTGTCGGAATAAGACCTGTCCGAACCATGATAAAGATGTTAAAGCAATATACACACCTATGGTTGTCTCACAGGACAACGAAGCACAGTAGGTTACAAGCACTCGAAAGGGTGCTTTTTTAATACCTAAATTCGCATGAGGACAGCGTAAAAATCTCAAATGAAAGGAATTGAATATGAAGAAGTTTGAAAACGGCTTGTTATCTTATAACCTTCAGTTTTTTGCTGATGAGGGAGAAGCAAGCGAAGGCGAAAACGAGGCTGCCCCCGCCGATCAGCCCGAAGATGAAGGCGAAGTAACTAAGACTGAAAACGAAGGTGAAAACGAGGAAGTCACCGAACCTCAAACGCAGTCACCGGAAACTAACGCCGCTTTTGCGAACATGAGACGCCAGCTTGAAGCAGCTAACAAAAGGCTTGCAGATACAGACGCTATGTTTGCTAGGCAGTTTGGAAAGTACACCAATCCTGAGACTGGACAGCCAATTCGTAGCGCACAGGACTACTACGAGGCAATGGCAGCACAGGAGAGGATGAACGCTAGAGAGCAGATGCAGCAGAACGGCATTGATCCAAATGTGATTGACAACCTGATTGCTAACTCGCCAGCGGTAAGACAGGCCCAGGCTGCAACAGCAGAGCTAAACAATTACAGGGCACAGCAGAAATTAGAGGCTGATTACAAGGAGATTCTTGCATTGGACCCTTCCCTTAACGGCGTAGAGGACATTTTGAATGATCCTTCAATGCCTTTGATGGCTGAGAAAGTAGCCCAGGGTATGAGTTTAGTTGATGCTTACAAAATCGTAAATTTCAACAAGGTTTTCAACTCAAAAGAAGCCGCAGTAAAACAGCAGACCATTAACCAGGTAAAGGGCAAGAACCACTTAAGTACTGGTGCAGCGGTCACTGTATCAAGCGACTTAGAGGACATTCCAGCAGATATGTTGGAAGACTTCAAAGACAGGTTCCCAGATAAGAACCCTAAAGAGCTGAAAGCCCTCTACAACATGGCTATTAAAGCTAAGAAAGGATAACAACTATGGCAGTAACAATTAGAGACAATACTAAGAATGGCGATCAGTGGAACGAGTGGGCAACCATACTTGATGCTAAGATTTATGATGCTGATGCACAGCAGAACAAATATGATGATATCGTAAAGGCAGTAACAGTTGAGAAGAAGTCTAAGAGATGGGGCGAGAAGTCAACTGTTATGGGAGGTCTTGGAGACTACGGTATCAAGGCTGAGGGCGCAGATGCAGCAGAGGATAGCTACGCAGAGGGCTATTCAAAGTTTATCGCTCACAATACCTTCTCTAAGAGCGTAGTAATCTCAAAGGAAATGAGAGACGATAATATGTGGGATGAGGCAGAGCAGAAGGTTGTTAACCTTGTTCAGGCTTCTAAGAGAACAAAGGCTAAGTTCGTAACCGCTGCACTTGCAGCTTCTGTTGGTTCAACAACCACAATGACCTTTGGTGGTCAGTCAGGACTTGATATCGCTTGTGCTGATGCACTTGCACTTTTCAATTCTGCTCACCCTCTTAAGAACGCTGGACAGGGCGTTACACAGGGCAATCACTTCTCAAACGTACTCGGCAGCAACACAGTAGTTCTTAACAAGGTTGCTAATGCAATGAGAAACTTCAAGGATGATCGTGGTGAGGTTCTTGGCTTCACAGCAGATACTATTATCGTTCCTGGTAACGATCCTGAGTATGAGGATTTCGTAAAGAGAGTTATCGGTTCTGATGGTGAAGTTGGAACAAACAACAACGATATCAACACACAGAGAGGACGTTGGAAGATCGTAGTAAATCCTCTTTGGACACCTACAATTTCATCTACAAGCCATCCTCTTATCATCATGTCAAGCGAGGCTCTTAAGGAGCTCCAGGGTACTAAGTTCTTCACAAGAACACCTCTTGACATTGAGAACGAGGTTAAGGTTGAGTCAAGAAACATGGTTTACAACGGATTTGAGAGATATTCTCTTGCGTTCACTAACTGGCGCCATGTTGCACTAATTGGCTCTGCTGATGCTGATGCACAGTCACTTTGATTCTGAGAGAGGGGCCGGATATACTTCCGGCTCCTTTTTTTAAGGAGATTAAGCATGATTAAAGTTGGAGATAGGCTGACTATTGATGGCAAACTTGTGGAAGTTACTTATGTAATGAATGATAGTTGCTATTCATATAAGCCGGTTACAGAAGCTAAAAAAGAAGAAATTAAAGAGGTTCAACCAGAAAAAACGGATGAAACTCTTGTAGAAGCTCCAAGAAGGAGAAGAAGAAAGGTATAAAGCATGATTACCTGGAAGGATATAAAATATACAACTTTACAGAAGATGTTTTCCATCACAGGATCATCTACATCTATTCCAAATGATTCTGCAACAATGGAATATGTCAACGCAATGCCACAGGCGTGTAATGAGGCTTTACAGCTTCTTACTACTGCCGGAAAGTTCATAATCAAGGAATACCAGTATATCAACTATCCTTTCGATAATATGCTTGGTAAAGACCTTTTCAAGACATATTCCATAGTTAATGACTATAAGATATTTTCCGTTGATGGAGCAAAGTCCTATTACTTCAAGTTGTCAGGAAAGCCGACAAGTTGCAAGTTGTTTGTTGGTGATAGAGAAGTGATAGATTTCTTTTCAACTCCGGAAAGTGACGAGGAAGTCGCAACAGTAAACGGATTCCAGACATTTAAGGGTAATATTCCAGAAGTTGAATGGACAGAGGAAGAAGAACCTAGCACGGTGGTAACACTGAGAATTGACGCTAGATACCCTGTTAATGTTATGAATGTTTGCTTCTATGATTGCGACTTTGAAAGTGATGCAGATGTGCCTCCATATGAGAGATACATCAAGATCAAGATGGATGATGTAGTAGATGATTTCTACCAGATAGCGCCAGCCGAGTTATACGACCTTGGCGTAAGCGGCGATCAGTATATTGTAGCGGAAAAGTATTTCCAGGAAGCAGACAAGACGTTAGTGATTGAGCGTAATCGCCCTGGAATATATGTCATTCATTATAGGGCATATCCGCAGCACATTACTTTAGACACTCCGGATACAACAGAGTTATCACTTGATCCGGAAGTTGCAGCACTTATTCCTTTGTATATGGCTTCACAGCTATACAAGGATGATGATAACTCCATTGCGACAGTATATCGTAATGAGTTTGAAGTAGGGCGTGAGGCTTTAAGTCAGGGCGCCTTGATACCTAAAAAAGAAAAATTCATTCCTTCTAGTGGGTGGGCATAATGGCAGTTTCCTTTAATATTCCAAGAAGTCCAGCTAAACAAGTTTATGTATCTGAGAAATTCTTAGGAGCAGACTTTACATCTGAGGCTTCTACAGTTGATGATACAAAGTCACCAAACGTAGAAAACATGATAAGGTCTGTTCCTGGAAAGATTAGAAAAAGGATGGGGTACGAGAAGTTGTTTGATTATCATGCCCCCATCTATGGTGTTCACCATCTTTCCACAACAAATGTGTGGCTTGTTCATGCTGGTAATAAACTATATAACTTGTTCGCTCCTAAAGGCGGCAAATGGATAGACCATGACGAGAATTATATTACGGATCAGGACGAACAAAACATTGTCCTTCTGAATGGTAGTGTAGATGATACAGTGATTTACACTGGAATGGCAGAGCATAGGTCAGTTAGTTTTCAGCTTAACCAGATGTTAGTTATTCTTGATGGAACAAAGGCAAGGATATATGACGGAAGTACAGTAAGACCTATTGAAGATATGGCCTATATTCCTACACTTGCTATCTCAAAGGACTACACCGGTGGTGGTGAGGACTATGAACCATTAAACCTATTACAGCCAGCATTTATTGAGCAGTTCTACGTCAAGGAAGATCAGGACAGTGTTAAGACTTTCCAGCTTACCTTTGGTGGACTGGATGATACTACTGTTAAGGCATGGTTGTTAGATGGTAATGGTGACTGGATAGAGAAGTTTGAGGGTACTCATTTCTCAGTTAATCGTGAAACCGGTGTTGTTACCTTTACTACAGCCCCAGGACACAGCCCTATTACCGGTGAAGATAATGTAAAGATTCAGGCATATAGGACAGTGGAAGGCTACGCAGACAGAATAAACCATTGTACTATTGGTGCTATGTTTGGTGTTAATGGAGCAAATGACAGATTGTTTGTTTCAGGCAATCCGGACCAGGGTGTTAATAGTGATGGTGATTTGTTCACGTTTATAAATTGTGACTGGTTTTCACAGCAGTATGATCCTACTTATTTTGCTGATGTTTGGTATTCAAAGTTAGGCTCCGACACATCTGCAATTATGGGATATTCAATCATCAATAACTACCTTGCCGCACATAAGGACTACAACGAAATGTCTCAGTCAATCCTTATTCGTGAGGGTGACTTGGTAGACGATCAGCCAGTGTTTAAGTTAATAAATACTCTTCAAGGAGCCGGTGCTATTTCAAAGTATTGTTTTTCATACCTTGCAACAGAACCGGTATTTTTAACTAGACTTGGCGTATTTGCGGTAACAGCACAGGATATCACCGGTGAGAAGTACGCACAGGATAGAAGTTATTACCTTGAAGGAAAACTCTTAAAAGAGGCTAATCTTGAAAATGCCTTTGCTTATACCTGGAAGGACTATTACATACTTGGCATAAACGACCATCTATATATTCTTGATGGTTTACAGCCAATGCACACAGATAAGTCAAGACCATATGCAACAAGACAGTACGCCGGATTCTACTTTACCAATGTTCCGGCTTCTGTATTTTTTGAGATAAACGGAGAGCTTTACTTTGGAAGCTCAAACGGATTTGTTTATAAATGGTACACAGATGATAAGTTGTTATCTTCCTACAATGATGATGGAGAACCAATCACAGCATTGTGGGAAACAGCGGATATCTCAGAGAAGCTATTTTATAAGAAGAAAACCTATAGATATCTTGCAGTAAGGTGTATGCCTGAGATTTCATCCAGTATAGATGTATATGCTCAGAAAAACGGCATATGGCAGCTTATTAAGGACGATACGACAACGCTTAAGTATTTCTCCTATATGTACTTTATTTATTCAAAAATGACGTATTCAACGAACAAAACACAGAGGGTTACAGCTACAAAGATGAGACTGAAAAAGCTGGATCATGTACGTTTTAGATTTGAAAACGACAAGCTGAATGAACCTCTTGGAATAAATGATTTTGCAGTTGAATATACACAAGGCGGCAACGTCAAGTAAGGAGGGCAATAATGGCTTTCAAGAAAATCACAGATGAAGATAGAGCCGGTAAGGGTAATGTAGGACAGCCGGACACTCCTGGTTTAACTACCGCAGAAATGCAAGAGGTTATGGATTCATTACCTAATCTTGCAATAGATAAGTTTAATGAATTGATAGATGCACTGAATGAAACTACGGCAGCGGTTAATATGGGCGCTACAGTTCCAGAAGGAATTACAGCACAGCCCAATGTTCAGTCAATTCTAAATGCAATGGTACTTAACCTTGCACTGAATACACAGAGTAGACATACACACGCTAACAAAGCGGCGCTGGATGGACTTACACAGGCAGGAATAGACGATTATAACAGATTGTCTATCCTTTTTACTGCTATTCAGTCGTTGGAAAACGCGATCACGAATAACCCTAATGCAATACCTACTTCTAGTGGGGTAGTGGCTTATATTGATGGCTACGAT